GGCCGCCAAGGAGAAATAATGGCACCCCTAAACCTCATTCTCATGGTCGCTGGCTTCGTGCTGTTTCTGCTTGCGGCCCTCAATGTCGGCTCTCCGCGCTTCTCCCTCGGCTGGGCAGGTGCGGCATGCGTAACTCTTGCCATGATCCTGAGATAGTATGAGTTTGGCCGACGACTTCGACGCCATGAGGCGAACGATTTGGGGAGAGGCGAGGGGCGAGCCTTTCCAGGGCCAGCTCGCCGTCGGCCATGTTATTCTTAATCGCGCCCATCATCCAACGATCAAGTGGTGGGGCATCGGCATCTATGCGGTCTGCCATGCGAAGGACCAATTTAGCTGTTGGAATCCCGCGGACCCAAATTCCGGCATGGTGCGGGTGGTCAGCGAAAACATGCCCAGCTTCATCCGGGCCAGCGCTGCGGCAGGCTTAGTCCTGAGCGGAGAGGCGCCCGACCCTACGGGACATAGCACGCACTATTACCGCATTGGGAGCCCGGAGCCAAATTGGGTCCGTGGGGCTAAGCATACCGTAGACATCGGCCATCACGCTTTCTTCACGGACGTGCCATGAGTGAAGAACCCAAGGCTCCTCAGCCCGAAGCCCCCGCGGGCGAACTGCTTGCCAAACTCCAGCGGAGAAGCATCGATCCACTCCGGGACAAGGATGTGGTTGATAAAGTAGCGCTGGCCGAGGAGTTGACTCCGTTCGAGCGGCAGATCCGCCTATTGCTCGCCCAGAAGAGGCCCATAGGAAGCTTCCTCGTGGGCCTGGGGACGTTCCTGACCGCCGCCGCGGGGTTCTACCCAGCCAAGGTACTATTCGCTTGTGCAACCCTCGCGGGCGTCGCGGGCGGCCTTTTGTTGGGTGGTGGCGCCTCCAGCCTAAAGAGCGACGAATACGAGAAGACGAAGAATGCCTTGCTCAAGGAGCGGGGGCTCATGTGACGACCTGTCCTGAATGCGGAGAAGCGACAAGAGAAGTACGCCCAAGAACCTCGAACCAAGGTCCTAGCATCGTAGGCCGGGCCTGCGCTTGTGAGCGCAAGTGGAAGGAGGAGATTCTCGCTGGGCAGCGCAGCATGAACGTGGACGTTAGTACCCCACAGGCCAAGCCTGGCCTTCCAAGGAAAGGGGCTTGATGTAATGCCAAGCAAGACCAACAAACAGCGCCGCACAATGGCGGCGGCGGCTCACAACCCAAGCCTTGCCAAGAAGTTAGGCATACCTCAGGACGTAGCTATTGAGTTCAACTATGCCGACGAGCGCAAGGCGCGCAAGGGTAGAAAGAAGTAGGCGAGTGGTGTTGGCCAGCACAATCCGCCTGGGTAAGCTTCCGCCGAAGGCCGACCCGCGCACGCTGAGGCTCGCGACATACATCGAAAAGCGTAAGCTACCCAAGATCCCCCAGGCCCACAATCTCTCCAAGCGGACCCTCCAAGCCTTCCCCCACCTCGGCATGATGGCCAACGACAACCTGGGAGACTGCACATGTGCCGCCCTCGGCCACGCCTTCCAGACTTGGACAGCCTACGGGGGCAAGCCCTGGAGGCCTACCGATAGCCAAGTCATCGAAGCCTATAACCGGGTCAACGGAGGAGTGGACGAAGGCGCAGCCATGCTCGACGTGCTCAAGATGGCCCGCTCAGTAGGCATCGGGGGCAATAAGATCGACGCGTTCGTAGCCATCGACCCGATGAACCATGACCAAGTGAGAACCGCGCACTTCCTCTTCGGGGGCCTGTACGTCGGGGCAAACCTGCCGACATCAGCACAGGATCAGCTCGACAAGGGCGAATGGTTCCTCACGACAGGCAACGGCTCCGAGCCCGGCTCATGGGGAGGCCACGCATTCAACATCGTGAACACGTCCAAGCGAGGCCTAACGTGCGTCACGTGGGGCACGCTCCAGAAGATGACATGGGACTGGTGGGACCGCTATGTTGATGAGTCCTATGCAGTTCTGGAGCATGACTACCTCGGAGATGATAACCGCAGCCCCCAGGGGTTCTCGTTCGAGAAGCTGAAGCGAGATCTTGGGGCGTTATAGTCACGCGCATGAAAGATCTGAAAAATGCCTAGGGGTGGCGCCCGACCCGGGGCCGGCATGCCCAAGGGCTACAAGACAGCCAAGACTCTCGACAAGGAAGCCACGCGCGAAATCCTCCGCTCCATCGTCCGCGAGCACATGAACGAGATGGTTGCTGCCCAAGTCGAGAACGCCAAGGGGCTCAAGTATCTCATCGCCCGCGACAAGCTGACCGGGAAGTTCCGCAGGCTGGGCGAGGCAGACGCAGCACTGGCAGGCGACAGCGACCGCGAAATTGTAGAGGTCTGGGAGAAGGACCCCAACGTCTCAGCGTTTACGGATCTCCTCAACCGCACCATAGACAAGCCCACAGAGCACGTGGACATGAAGGCCGACATCCGAGACTCAAGAGCAGACAGGGTGCAGGCCGCACGACTTCGAGCCCATGGCAAGCGCTGAGCTAGACGTAGAAGCCGAGCTTGAGGCCGCCGCGGGACGCTACTACGCCGACCCCTTAGGCTTCGTGATCTATGCGTTTCCCTGGCAGGAGCCCGGGGAGTTGGAGCACGAGCCAGGCCCCGACAAGTGGCAGGCCGAGTTCTTAGACGGCATAGGCGCAGAGGTCAAGGCGAACATGGCCTCGGGCCAACCCTTCCCCTGGCGCCCGATCAGGCGTGCCGTATCGAGCGGCCACGGCATCGGCAAGAGCACCATGGTTGCCTGGCTTGTCCAGTGGATCATGGTGACTCGACCCAGGTCTATCGGCACCATTACGGCCAACACATTCACCCAGCTTGAGACCAAGACGTGGGCCGCCATCCAGCGCTGGAACAAGCTGAGCATCTTCTCCTCGTGGTTTGAATGCACGTCTAGGCTGATGTATGAGCCAAACGATAGAGCCGTATGGTTCTGTGCCCCACAGAGCAGCAAGGAAGAGAACAGCGAGGCGTTTGCAGGCCAGCACAGCAAGCCCGCTACGAGCTTCTATTGCTTCGATGAGGACTCATCCATCCCCGACGCGATCCACGAGGTAGCGGAAGGTGGGCTCACCGATGGCGAACCCATGATCTTCCTGTTCGGCAACCCGACGCGGAACAGCGGGCACTTCTACCGAGCGTGCTTCCGCGAGGGGTCTAGGTGGAACGCCACGATAGTGGACAGTCGGGACTCAAGGCTCACGAACAAGGAACAGATTGCCGAGTGGGCGCAGGACTACGGAGAGGACTCGGACTTCTTCAGGGTCCGGGTCAAGGGCATCCACCCCACGGCTTCGGATGCTCAGTATATCGACCAAGGACGCGTCCTGGAGGCTCAGAAGCGCAAGGTGGTGGTGATGCCCGATGAGCCCCTTGTGGCGGGCGTAGACTTCGCCTGGGGCGGCTCAGACGACAACGTGGTGCGCTTCAGGCGTGGTCTGGATGCGAAGTCCATCCCCAGCATCCGTGTCAAGGGAGAGTTCACAAGGGACCCCGGAGTGATGACCACCCGCCTAGCCGACATCCTGAGCAACAGCTATGACGGGCATAGAGTGGAGATGCTGTTCCTCGATTCGGCAGGGATTGCCGGCCCTATAGCTCAGCGTCTAAGAAACCTTGGGTTTCGGAACGTGCAAGAGGTAAACTTCGGCGCAGACAGCCCAGACGTCAAGTATCGCTACTTCCGGGACTACATGTGGGGTCGCATGAAGGACTGGCTTCTTACGGGCAGTATCGACAGCCATCCCGAGCTGGAGGCCGACCTAGTCGGCCCTGGCACTCGGCCAGACTCGCGTCAACGTGTATGGCTGGAGTCCAAAGAGGACATGAAGAAGCGCGGGGTTGATTCGCCCGACGACGGTGACGCCCTCGCCCTGACCTTTGCGTCTCCAGTGAGCCCACGGAAGGCCCAGAAGCCCAGCACCCAGCCTACGCAATGGGGGTGGTCGTGAGCGCGACGCCTAAGTGGGTCTGGCGGGAGATCGGGCTGTGGGCGGACGGCCAGTTCCGGTTCGTACCCAACATCTACGATGCTGTTCTGACACAAATCAAGGCTGGAGAGGCCATCAAGGCGCCAGAATGCGACCAGGGCGCCGCTTTGACTGACAAAAACTCAATGGGAGGGATTGATGCGTAAGCGACTAGTCCTCTTGGCCCTCCTGCTCGGAGTGGCTGTATGGCAGGGGCCGGTAGGACATGCCTCATGCGTGAGTTATTTGGTGGATGCTTATGCCCACGAGACGCTCACGGTAAGCAGCACGGCACTGCCATTCACGGCGACTGTTTACGATTCTGGTTCGGGTAGACCACAGTCCGCCCTTGTGACCATCGCCACAGACAATATCAGGTTTTGGTCCGACGGGACGGCCCCGACAGCTACAATAGGCCATCTCGGCACGGCCGGGACACCGATTGAGGTCTGCGGGTTCAGCAACCTCAAGAACTGGCGCATGATCCGGCAGACGACGGACGCCACGGTCAGCGTGAGCTATTTCCGATGACCTATATGCCCCTGGCGCGCGCTATCGCTATCGCCAT